CTAAAAGTCTATATAATTAGCAAACCTTTCCCCGATGTCGTCCTTGGCCTGTTTGGTGATGTGAGTATAGATGTTCATGGTCGTTTTTAAATCGGAGTGACCGAGCCTATGTTGTACTTGTTTTAAGGTCATACCTGCTTCAAAACACAGGCTAGCGTGTGTATGTCTAAAGCCGTGTATCTTGATTGGTCTGACTTTGCTATCCTTGACTATATCTAACAGCCATTTTCTAGGCAACGTGCTAGGGATTGGCTTATTTAATTCATTTCCGAAAATATAATCTGAGCCAGTCGAACTTCTTCTGTACTCAGATAGCAGTTTTTGAGTTTTTGGATCAAGACTTATCAATCGCTTGCTGCTAGCTGTCTTGGTAGTGCCTATTTCTTCGCCTCCAAAACCTCTTGTGACGGCCTTGTTTATGTCCAGAGTGTTATCCGTCCAGTCATCCCATTTGAGGGCTAAAACCTCGCCTTTTCGAGCGCCTGTGAATGCTAAGAGACGGAACAAGGCAATCTTTCTGATGTCTTCTGTCTTGTCGACTAATTTCAGGAATGCTTTCAGCTCGTTCTTATCGTAAAAGTCGCTAGTGCTATCATGTTGCTTTTTAATTGCAGTGACTACACTATCCATTGGATTGGTGCTTGTGTAACCATGTCGGACAGCATACTTAAAAATATTATTCATCAGCCCCTTTAACTTGCGACCATAGACTAACTTTTTCGACCAAGCATTAACTTGTTCCTGCATCTGTATAGGTGTTATGCTGCTTATCCTCTGACTGCCAATTTCTGGGTATATATGGTTCTTGATATTTCTGTAAGTCTTGATATAGGTGCTTTCTTGCACGGTATCATAGTATTCTTTTAGCCATTCTTCGGACACTTCATATACTGTTTTTTCAGTCTTGCTTTCCTCGGCCTTTTCCAGTTCTTCTTGTAGGTTTAAGATGGCAGCTCTAGCTTTAGCCTTGGTCGGGAATCCTCTGCGGGTAACATAACGGCTAGTGCCTTTTACTTTTCCCATATAGACACGGATCATATAAGCTGTATCGCCGTTTTTCTTCTTGTAAGACTTAATTTCCATTGTTTTTTCTCCTCATTTTTGGTAAAATGAGTACAAGAAAACAACCTTTTGAATGGTTGTTTCTTATACATCCTTGCCGCATGCTCGCACCGACCAAAGTTGAGCATGTGGCTTTTTATTTTGTCGTTAAAATCGTTACGATAATAGCAAGAAGTCCGATAATTGAGCTAACTAGCAGACCTACAAACCAGTAAGTAAATTCTTTTTTATCTTTTTTCTGCTCAGTCAATAATTCTGATTTAAATTCTGATAACATTTTTTCAGTATTTAAACGCTGTTTCTCAAAGCCGTCATCCATTTTTTGCATAAGCATTTCAAATTTCAAACCAACTTTCTCGAATCCGTGCTTGGTGTCAGAATTGATTTTATCAAGTTTTAAATCAATTTCTGTTTTAGTATATATTTCTCGTTCCATGATTTCTTCCTCCTGATTCCTTGACTTCATTATATCACCTTTCGTGTGATTTTGGGAATTCATTTTGGTAATTTTGGAAGTTTCGAATTTACTTTGTTGTGCCATTATTTCTACCTCTTGGAAAGATAAAGATATTGATTACATTCATCTAGTACTTTTGTATTTTCTACATCATAAAGTTTGAATGAAATTTTATAATCGCCTTCTTCTGCCGGTGTAAAACCAAAAGAAAAACTACCTGTAGTGGTTCCAAAACCATCTTCGTACACCATAAATTCATCTTTGGGAATATATACATTAGCAACATGAATAAGTTGTTCCTGAAGTTGTTTTTCAGCTTGAGAATATACTTGAATTTGATATTTACGATTAGCTTTTACATTAAACAAATCAAGATCAACACCAAGGCTAAACGATCCGGGGAATTCATCTAAAGTAGAAGTTGTTGTCATTGGCTGCATGCTGTCTAAATGAATTAAATTAAGATTTGTAATTTTTTCATTAAAAGATATTTTAGGATAGTCCCCTTGAAAATCAAACACTATTTTTTTACTCCTTTTTTAAAATTAATTTAACTACCAGTTAATCTATAAAACTCTTCCTGAATCATATCTTCGCCCCAAGTTGTTGAGATTTTGTGTCTTTCGGCAAACTGGAGCCAGTTGAATTCTGATACTTCATATTGTGTGAGTTCTTCAGAGATGAGATGGCGAATCATGAAGCGGTTAGCTTGATTCTCGCAGCTCATGGCAGAGTGCCGATATATAGAGCCAATATGTTCTAGGTGGCCTAATTCGTGCAGTAGCACTCTGTGACGCTCGTCAGAAGATAAGGAGCTGTTCAAGAAAATAGTCCTTGTCTCTGAGTCATAGAAACCACGTCCAGCCCATCGGTCTGGCTCGAAAGTATAAAGTGATACCTCATACTGCTCCAACAGTTCTTTTTCTTTATCCATAATCTCCCCTCACCTAAACTATTTCTTGCTATTGAGGTAGCCCTCTATAATGCCCTTAATAGCACGCTTGTCGTCGTCAGACAATGGTTTGCCGTCAAAGAGCATGATGCGGCCGTCCAAGTCATCAAGTTCTATTTCATGCTCTGGAGCTTTTTCTCCCGCAATAGCAGGGTTATCTGTCCGACCAAGCAAGTAGTCGGTACTAACGTTAAAATAATCTGCAATTTCTGAAATTCTTTCAGTAGATGGCTTTGAATTTTTGAGATTGTAAATAGTATTCTTACTATAACCAAGCTTTTCTTCTAATAAATTTATTGAAAGACCTCGCCTTTTGGCAAGTTCTTTTATTCTGTCAAATGTCTGAAACATTGATTTATCAACCTTTCTGAGAACATGACAAAAAATATTTAATATTTTGCATTAAAACTATTGACAAAGTTAATGCATTGTATTAAAATAGTTTTTGTAAGTTAATGAGTTAGAAAAAACGAAGTAAAACTTATCTAAAAATGAATAGCTTTGGCGAGCAAGATAATTGATAGATATTGCGTTTTATCAAGGTTTTTAACTATGCCTACATTTTAATACTATACATTAATTTTGTCAAGCATTTTTATAAAATAATTTACTAACTCATTTTCTTACAAAATTATTAAAGGAGTTTTGCAAATGAAAGAAAGCAAAATCAAACAGTTCTTTGAGCTGCGAAAGCAATTCAAAGATGACGACTGGGATGCCCTTTGTCGAATTTCCAAAGAAGCGAAAGAAATGCGACAACAGCTCGCTATCGAAAAAATCAATTATGATGACCGCTTTTGGAATGCAACCGAGGGCTTGGCAGTTGATTATTTCAAAAAGCCAACAGCAAAGCTAGTAGTTGATTTTTTCAAAAAAAGCCACTAGCAAAAACTAGCAGCTAAAAGTTAATCAACAATCCCGCTCATGCGTTTACGCATCACATCGGGATCCATCAAAGAACTTGATGAAATTTCAGATACTCGGTTACTATTTGAAAATTCTTCCAGAACTTGTGCAAGAGCTTTTGAAAGATTTTCAGAGTTGTCTATACCGTGTTCATCAAGGATTTGTTTAATGTTTTTGTTATCCAACTTTATCACCTCCCTCCAGGGAGATTATAACATAAAAGAAAGATAGAGGAAAAACATGAAACCAAGACGCTATCCGTATGTAGGTAACAAAAAAAAGCCTATCAATTTAATGATAGACCATATCCAAATAAACAAAGGGCTGAATTTCATTGGATTAGATAAATCCTATAAAGATTTTCTAGCCGCAGATAGTAAGGAGCGGGAAATTCAAGAAAATCTTCTAGAAGATATTACTTCTCGAATTGAGAAATGCGAGAGCCAAGCTCAAGATTTGCATGCTCGAGTTGTTCGATTTTCGCCATCAGAGAATTGATACGCTCATTATCATATGTCTTGCGCAGTTCTCTTTCTTGAGCATCTAGCAAAGCATTCATGATATTGACAATAATATCGGCATCGCCTGAAATTGACTCTCTCAAAGCTTTGAAAGTTTGTTCTTTTAACGCTTCAAATTCAGTCATCATAATCACCTCCCTCTGAGTTGATTATACCACAAAAAAGAAAGGAGAAAAGAGCACTATGCCAAACATGGACAATGGTCGTCAAAAGATATTGGATTATCTAAAAGAGAATAATCTAACAATGGCAACATTAGCAGTTCAATATAATATGGCTCGTCAAGATGTGACAAACATCTTGAATGGTAAATTAAAAAATCCGCAAGCACATCGTTTTGTAGCTAGAGTGATTGAAGATTTCAAGATTCGATAGAAGGGTAGGAGGAGTAGGAAGATGGACAAAATAGTATGGTTTTATTTCACTGTCATTATCAATATAGTCATAGGTTTTGCTACATACTATGCTAGTAAAAGAGATAGAAAAAAGCGCATCAACGAGTATAAAAAAACACAAGATGATGAGCTTGAAAGAATTAGAAAAAAATTTAATTTATGATTTTTTAGAGGTCTTTTGAATAAATTTTTTATTTAAGTTTTGTTTGTGATTGCTAGCTTTATTGGCTATTTTTAAGGCTCTGTCTAAATCAACCTCGCCTGTAAAAACTTTGTAGGTAAGATCATTCATCTTCATAGCCTTGTCGGTTTCAGCATCGAGTTGAGACACCTTCTCAAGTTCTTGCAACCGTAATTCATGAGATTGCTTGACTTTTTCAAGTTCCAAGGCATGTTGCTGTTTTAGAGTATCTATCTGATGATGAAATTCTCTTTCGAGTTTTTCAATAATATGTGAATGTTCTTTAGCTTGTTTTTCAATCTCAGCTTTATTGTTAGCTTTTGATGCTACATATGACCATAACCCTGAGATTATTGCAAGAATGACACTAATTACAGGTTGAATAATAACTTGATATTCCATAAGACATCTCCAATCATTTTTATTATCTCTATTATACCAAATTAGAAAGGAAAATTATGAACGAAATTATCAACATTACACTTAATGACAATCACGAGCCAGTAGTTTCAGGCAGACAGCTTCATGAGGCGCTAGGGGTTAAAACACCTTATTCAATGTGGTTCGACAGAATGGTTGAGTACGGTTTTACAGAAAATCAAGATTTTTTGCTTAACAATTTTGTGAAGCAAACAGGACGAGGCGGTCATAACAAAGTAGACCACGTCATCAAGCTAGACATGGCCAAAGAAATTGCCATGATTCAGAGAACTGCACGGGGCAAGAAAGTCCGTCAATACTTTATACAAGTAGAGAAAGATTTTAACAGCCCTGAGAAAATCATGGCAAGAGCCTTGCTCATGGCTGATAAGAAAGTACACAAGCTAGAAGCTCAGATTGAGGCTGACAAGCCAAAGGTACTCTTTGCGGATGCGGTAAGCGCAAGCCATACATCTATATTGGTCGGAGACCTAGCCAAGCTCATCAGTCAGAATGGTTTCAAGATTGGAGCAAATCGCTTGTTTAGCTGGCTACGTGACAATGGCTATCTTATCAAAAAACGTGGAGCGAGTTGGAACATGCCTACGCAAAAGTCAATGGAATTAGGCTTATTTGAAATCAAAGAAACCAACATCCAGCACGCAGACGGCCATATCAGTATCAACAAGACAAGCAAGGTCACCGGCAAGGGGCAACAGTACTTTATCAACAAGTTCCTTAATAAGGAGTACTTGATGGGGTAGAAAGGAGAAGCCATGGCGCTTGAGCTTTTCGGAGAAGATTTTAAATCAGAGCTTTTTGCTGAATTAGTAGAACTTAACAAGCAAGCGATGGCAGAAGCTAAAAGGCAAGTGTCTAAGCAAATAACTTGGGTCAATATCAAGGAGTTGCAAGATGCCACAGGTTGGGGCAGGACTAATCTTGAAAAATGGCGAGACCAAGGAAAGTTTAGAAGCATGCAGCGGACAAAGGGTGGTAAGTATCTATATGACCTGGAAGACGCACAACGCTTCTGCAGATCGCTTGCAAAATAGGAGGAGAAAAAACAATGGAACCAACATTAGGAAGTCAACTTTTAGGGGTTGCTTTGATTGCAACCATCGCATTTGTAGCCGGCTGGTACGGCAACCGCATGGACGCACGGAAACGTGCTAAGAAAGAGCGTTTGGAACGCATGCAAGCGGAGCTGATGGAGCAGTACGAAGAAGATTTGCGACTGTACCACATGGAACAACAGCAAGCGGAAATGGATGCTTTGGCAATGGCTAGGAAAGGCATTACGCCAGCGTTTGAATACTAAGGCGGCGGATTATATAGACAGGAGGATGTATGAGGAAAAGAAAATCTATATCGAAAAAGGTTAGAGGGGTTGTTTTGTCTAAATATGATGGGCACTGCGCTTACTGTGGAAAAGAACTTGACCTAAAAAGTCTAAGAGTAGACCACTTGGTACCTTTTTACAACGGAGGGGAAGACACACTAGATAACTATATGCCAGCATGCTATATGTGCAATTTCTACAAATCCACCCTCAGGTTAGAGGAGTTTAGGGAACAAATGTCTTCTCTGCACGAAAGGATAGCAAAACCGTTTATAACAAGGCTAGGCATTGATTATGGCATTGTAAAAATAGAGCCATTTTCTGGAAAATTTTATTTTGAAACAAAGGAGCAAACAGATGATACCAAATTTTAGAGCGTGGAATAAGGCTACAAAAGAAATGCATGAAGCGGATGATATTGTGTCTCTTAATTTCGAAGAAAAACAAATTTGTGTACAGACAATCTTTTTTGGGCAATTAAGTTACTATGATTTCGATGACCTCGACCTCATGCAATCAACAGGTCTCAAAGATAAGAATGGCAAGGAGATTTTTTGAGGGAGATATTATCACAAATGGCATAGAAATAGCGGATATAAAAAACCACCAAACTCTTGGATTTTATACAGTACTTGACGATAGAGAATATTTTTTCGCAAGCGGGATGAGTGTTGAGGATTTTGAGGAATATGCTGATGAATTTTCTCAAACAGCTAAAATCATCGGCAATATCTACGAAAATCCAGAATTGCTTAAATAAACAAAGGGAGAAACAAAATGAAAAAAGGAATTAAATTATCAGTAGTAGGACTAACAGCTGTAGCAGGATTGCTAATCAGCACAAATGTATTGGCAAGTGAAGTTGCTAAGGACGGAAACCAAATTCAGGTCACAGAGCCTGAGATTACATACAGCTCAGAAGCGGCTGAAACGTATGTGAATAAAGAATTGACATATCACACAGAAATCCCTGATGAAGTTGACATCAACGAGGGCGATACACTTACTTATACATTGCCTGAACAACTCCAATGGACTACTACACAGGAATTTGATGTGACTAGTCCAGAGGGTGAAGTAGTAGGACGTGCTGTGGCTTCAAATGAGTCTCAGAACGTAACTACTACTTTCAATGGGTACTTTAAAGAGCACCCACTTAACAAACAGTTTGACATGACACTTTCGACCATGTGGAAGAAAGAAGTAGTCACAGAAGGGCAGAAATATGACCTCAGCTTCAATGGCACAGTAGTTCAGCAGGCAGAGGTTAAGCCTCAAGGCAAGGCAAATCCTACTGAGATTGTAGCCAAATGGGGTTGGCAAGACAAAGATGACCCATCACTTATCCAGTGGGGAGGACGTGTAAACTTTGTGAAGCATGACCTTCATGATGTGAACGTATCTGATACATGGGACGACAACAATGAGTATGTAGAAGGTTCTATGCGCCTGTTTGAATTGTCTTCAGCAGAGCCTTGGGTTGGAATTAGAGAAATCCCTCTCACAGAGGCTAATGTGCAAATTTACAAGAATGGCTTTAAGTTCAACCTCCCTCATGTGACTAACATTGTGAGTGTGGAATATAAAACACGCTTGAAGAATAAACTCCAGAACCCTGTGAATGTGTTACGATTCACAGCAAGCGGTCAGGAGTATAGCTTTGAGCGTGAGATTGTGGTTGCAAATGCCAAAGGTTCAGCTAAAGGAACTATCCGCCCATACTCTTGGGACGTCCCACCAGCTCCAGTGTATGACATTCCAGAGTACACAGGAGATGCTGTTCCGTTAGACCCACCTGTGCATGAGAAACCAGAACTTGACATCTCAGGTATCCCAGAAATGCCACCAGCTCCAATCCATGAGCTTCCAGAATGGCAAGGAGGTACCACACCGTTAGACCCTCCTACAGTTGACAAGCCTGAGTGGAATGGAGGAGTATTGCCAAATGATCCGCCTGTGTTAGACTTGCCAGAGTTAGTAATTCCAGATGAGCCTAAAAAACCAGAATTACCGCCTAAAACGCTCGAAAAAGAGCCACCCGCTCCAAGTACCAAGGAAGAACAAAAAAACGCAGTAGAGAGCAAATTAGAGGCCTCTGCACATGAGTTACCAAAGACAGGAGAAGTCAGCAATGTCTTTCTGTCAATTCTCGGAGTTTCTGCTCTAATCTTCGTAGGCACAATTTTGGAGGACAAGAAGAAAAAATAAAGAAAGGACAGCGATATGGTCTATACAATCTATGATATCAACGAGATTTCAGACAAACAAGATTGTGTTAAGTTGCCGAAAGAACTTTTTTCAAATCCTGAATATGAAAAAGTAAGCAACATGGCAAAAATTTTATATAGTGTCATTTTGTACAGATTTGAAAATGGCGATACAGAGAATGGCGACATTGTATATAAAATCAATGAAATTGAACGTATTTTATCTTGCTCAAAAGTTTCTGCAATAAAATACAAAAAAGAACTTATAGACGCCGGGCTTGTTGCCGTCGAAGAAAAAGGAAAACTTGGGGAAAGCGACAAATTCTGGATAAAGCAATTTGAGGGGGTGTAAGGCTAGTGAAATACAAAAAGGAAGATTTTAACACACTGACCTACTTTGCTATGCCGTATGCCTTGTTTGATAATCCAGTATACACAGATTTGCCAAACGACGCTAAGCTACTTTACGGTTTGATGATGGATAGAATTAATTTATCCATCAAAAACCAAGAAGAATGGTCAGACGAAAACGGAGAAGTATATTGCTACTTCACGGTAGAAGCTGCGATGAAATTTTTAGGCAAAAGCAAACGGCACATTATAAATTTAAAAAACGAACTCCATAAATTCGGTTTGTTGCTAGAAGTTAGACAAGGTCTAAAAAAACCTAACAGAGTATATCCTCTGAAAATTGACATTTCCCGGAAGTGCACAGAAGTAACTTCCAGAAGTTACTTTCATGCACCTCAAGAAGTGCACAGAAGTAACCCTAACCATACTAATATAAACCAACCTGAGATTGGGAAAGATGGGTCTACGACGGCGGGGGGAAACACTTTATTTAGTAAGGCTAAAAAAGACAAGCCAGCTTCGCCCACCACCGCCACTCCGTTAGGGGAATTTAATCAGCTAATCTTAGAAAACTTTGGGAAACAGCCGTCTCCTTTGCAAGTTGATGAAATGCGTTACTTGGTTGAAGAACACAAAATGGAGGTCTTACAATTAGCAGTCAAGGAAGCAGTGGACAATGGCAAGCCATATTTCGCTTATCTGAACGGAATCCTTAATAACTGGAAGCATGAGGGGCTGACAACAGCAGAGCTTGTCCGCAATCGTGTAAAACCAAGGAAAAAGTCTGGGAAAGTCACCATGCTAGACGACGGCTACGACCCGAAATTAGGTATTTGATATGGCAGAAGAAGTTAGAAGTATTAAAGACCTACGAGCAGCATATTACGCTAGCACGCACGCTATTGATAAGCGATGCCAAAAGCATCCGACAGTTTTGATGATACGGACTAAAAATCCATGCACTCAAAATACATTTGAGTTCTGCCCAGAATGTGGACAGGAAATTATCAACGATGACATTGCAAGAGCGGGAGCGGAAGCAGAAGCACAAATCCGTAACTTTAAAAGCTATGCAGTATTTGAACGTGAGTCTATCATATCTCCTAAAATCGCTAAAGAGACTATCGGAAGTTACGAAATCCACACAGAACAAGACGCAGAAGCAGTCAACTTCGTCAAACGCTTTGCGACCGACTATTTCAAAGGACGCTATGAGGGCAATGTGATTTTACAAGGGCCGCCCGGCGTTGGGAAAAGTCACCTTGCTTTAGGCATGGCAAAGTCGCTCAATGAGGGTTTTCAAAAAATCGGAGAAAAGAAGTCAGTAGTATATATGCCAGTATCAGAGCTTTTTATGCGAATGAAAGAGGCATTTAACCTCAAAGGTGCGAAATGGGAAGAACGGGCGACAATCAAATTCTTGCAAGATGTTGATTTCTTGGTATTGGACGACCTTGGCAAAGAGTCGAGTGTCGGAAATTCTATTCGAGAGGGCAGCAGTTGGGCGCAGTCAGTTCTGTATCGGCTGCTAGAGGGAAGAACAAACACGATTATTACAACGAACTACGCAGGCGAACAGTTGAAACAACTGTATGAGTCTAGCTTGCTAGATCGCATACTTGCCGGAAAGGACAATGTCTTTAGATTTAAGACAGATACAGAAAGTAGGAGGAGGATATGAAAAAAAGAAAAAGTGTCTTAAAGCCAGAAATGAGCAATTTTGAAATGGTAGCAGTGTTTAGTGACAAATACTACGAGCTGTCAGACATGCTTGTAAATAGGCTGATGAAAGTAAGTGGTGATGTCTGCTATTGGAAACTGCGAGAAATGGAAAGCCTGCATCAAGCCGGCGGAATATTTACTTGGGAGGTAGGGTTATGACAATACCAGAACTTGAAACAGCTCTACTGTATCATGTCACACCAAACGAGCGGAAGCGTCTGAAATGGTACAAGCAACATGATGTAGTGAAGTTTGTCAAGGAGTTAGGAAAACTTTGGCGGAAATACAAGGGAGAAGAAAATGGATAAATTACACGAACGGATTTTACAAGCCATTCCTGTAGGAAGTGATAGGCCGAGACCACGGCGGGAAATTGAACAAATGCTCGGCCTGAGCAAGCGCTCTGTAGAAAAGGCTATCGAGCGACTGATCTATCGAGATGGTATTCCTATCGTGGCAATCAAACAAGCCGGGCATAATGGCTATTATTTGCCAAGGAATGAAGAAGAGCGCCAGGAAGGGCTGCAGGCCTATAAAGGTCAAATAAGAACTTCACAACGTCGGGTATCAAAAGTTGAGTCAGTCGACTTGGCGAAGTTCCATCAGGCACTACGGGAGGGAGTCTATGCTCGAACCATTTGATTATGACCGTTGGCTGACGACGCCACCTGAAGAAAAACCAGAGCGTCCGGATCCAGATAATTGGATTTATAGCGCTGGACGGTGGGTGTATGTGGGGGACGAAGTATGACAGCATACCTACTGAAAGAAATTGATAGATGGCGCTCTGAGTATATTCACCTCGGCCATGAGCTGGGCGAAGTTATCAACGAGCAGCAAGATAGAATCTTGGCACTTAGCCAAGAAAACAAGCGTCTCAAACGTGAAAATTGGAATTTGAAACAAACGAAAAGGAGAAAATAGAATGACTAATAAAGTGCAAGCAGTCAGTCACAAGGACTACTTCAATGCGCCAGCCGTACAGGCTAAAATCAATGAGGTCACTAACGGATCAGGCAAACAGTTTGTAGCAAGTCTTTTGTCGATCGTTAATAATAACAATCTTTTGACAAAGGCTAGCAACGAAACAATCATGACCGCAGCTATGAAAGCGGCAGTCCTTAATTTACCAATTGAGCAAAGTCTCGGTTTTGCTTACATTGTGCCATACCGAAACGAAGCTCAATTCCAATTGGGTTATAAAGGTCTGATCCAGTTAGCTATCCGCAGCGGACAGTTTAAGAGTATTAATTCCGGGAAAGTCTACAAGTCACAATTCAAGAGTTATGATCCTATGTTTGAAACAATCGATGTCGATTTTACGCAAGCCCCTGACGAGGTTGCAGGATATTTTGCAAGCTTTGAGCTTCTGAACGGCTTCAGAAAATTCACTTATTGGACAAAAGAGCAGACAGAAGCTCAATCTGTTCGATTTTCAAAAACTTATGATCGCGGCCCTTGGTCTACAGACTTCGATGCTATGTCTCAAAAGACGGTACTCAAGGATATCTTGAGCAAGTACGCCCCTCTGTCTGTTGAAATGAAAGACGCACTAGTCGCAGATAGCGAGGGAGAGGATATGACTCGGCCGCCAATTGATATCACACCGCAAGAAAGTCGTGAAGAAGTGCTAGCTCGCAAGCAGCAGCAAATCGAACAGATGAAACAGGAAGCAGCAGAGCGAGAAGCGAAGCAGCAAGCAGAAGCTACACCATCAGTCGATCCTGAAACTGGCGAAGTGTTAGGCCAAGAAATGGATCTGTTGGAGGGAGAGGATTTCTAGATGACAACAAAAACAAAAGATGTTACGGACAGCTTGGAGCTGGTTCCGGTGACTGACTTAAATTTTGACTTTAAACTAACGCCGGCCAAAATTGAAATTGAAGGCAAGGAAGTTCTGGAGCAAGCCCTAGCAGCCTACCAGAAGAAATATGCAGGCTATGTCGTAACAGAAGATACCATTGTCAGCGACACAGCCGTCAAGAACGAGCTGGGTCGAGTAGAGCGCCAGCTCACAGCAGCAGTCAAGGAGAAACTGAGCGAGTACAGCAATCCACTCGACGAGGTCAAAACGTGGATCAAAGACATTCTTGACCCTGTAAAGGCGCTAAAGGAAGATATCGCTGAGCAAATCAAGGCCTTTGAAGCCAAAGAAACCGAAAATCGCAAACAGACGGTCAAGGAAGCTTTTGAGGTCGCAATCGCAAAGAGCGGCACAGATCTAGATATCAACCTCTTTGCCATCCACTTTGACGACCTGGCTAAGAAAAAATGCTTTATGGCCGACAACGTGCGCATTAATCAAGCGACGCTTAAGATTATCAGCGACCTGGTAGCAGAAGAAGCGACTAAAAAGCAGCAACGCGAGACTGGTCTTATACAAATCTCAGAAGCAGCCGGAAAGGCTGGCTTTGGCCCGGCTGTCTATATCAGACGTTACGAGCAAGGCGCAGCATTAGGAGATGTCCTGCAGGCCATCCTTGACGATAAGGAACTAGCTGACCAAGCTAAGGAAAAGGCAGAACTAGCAAAGCGCATTGAGGAAATAACGTCTATTGCAGAAGCTAAGGATCTAACTCCTCAGAAATACGTTGACATGCTCAAGGCTGGCAAGTCTGCTCTGGATGTCATCAACATCCTGCATGCGGACGCAGCGGAAATGAGGCGGGCTCAAGCTGAAACTGAGCGAAATACGCAATCAGAAGCGGATGAATTACTCTACAATCAATTTTATGGCGTCTCAGAAGCTCCTGACAGCGATTTAAACCAATCCGAGGGCAATTATACCCAAGAACAAAACAAAGGGCTTAAAACGCAAAATACAGCGTCTGACAACGTCAACAAAAAATATGGGTTTAAATTCACGGTTGATTTGATTTTCCCCGCGGAGAACGCAAAGGAAACCAAAGAGCAATTTAAAGAATGGCTCAATGCTCACGGGGTGCAGTTTGAGCCAAAATCAAAATCAGTAAAGGTGGAAATGTGAAATGATTGAATTTATCAAAGAAGCAGGAATGGCTCTGCTATGGGTGTTTTTAGGGTACCTAGTCGGAGAACGCAATAGCAAAAAGTAAACAAAATTAAGCCCCGTGAACGGCTATAAAAGCGAACTAGAATTAAGCGTCAGACTTGGACGAATGACGTAAAGGATTTCACCAGCCATGCCATTGCTCACAACATATCCATCGGCTGGTGGATTTTGATTAGATTATGAAATTTTTAGATTTATTTGCAGGGATCGGCGGTTTTCGTCTTGGTATGGAAGCCGCTGGCCATGAATGTGTAGGCTTTTGTGAAATAGACAAGTTCGCAAGAAAAAGCTATAAAGCTATACATGATACGAAAGGAGAAATTGAACTACATGACATCACAGCAGTATCAGACGACACTGTTCGAGGAATTGGACACGTTGACGTTATCTGCGGAGGATTTCCGTGCCAGGCTTTCAGCGTTGCGGGAAAGCGGAAAGGATTTGAAGATACTAGAGGAACTTTGTTTTTTGAAATCGCACGGTTCGCATCTATTCTCAGACCTCGCTTGTTATTCCTTGAAAATGTCAAAGGACTCCTCAACCATGATGGGGGGGATACATTCGAGACCATACTCTCAGCCTTGGATGAATTGGGGTATGACGCTGAATGGCAAGTGCTTAACAGCAAAAACTTTGGAGTCCCCCAAAACAGGGAGCGTGTGTTCATTATCGGACATCTTAGAGGAGCAAGTACCAGAGGAGTTTTTCCTTTCAGAGGAGAAGGTCAGTCAATTAATACCAAATCAGTCGTAAAATTTGGGAATGTCAATCCGTCCGGAAATGGAATGAATGGGGAAGTTTTTCAATCGGATGGCTTAGCTCCAACTCTTACAACTAACAAAGGAGAGGGGCAGAAGATTGTAATAAAAAGCAATACTATAAAACAATTCGGTATATTGCAACCCAATTTTAATCAATGTGGAGTGGTTTACGAAACAGATGGTATTTCACCAACAATAAGAGCTTATCAAGGTGGTGGGTTAGAACCTAAAATAATCCAGCGTAGCCATGGATATAACCAAGGCGGAGAACATGATATTGCACCAACTTTAACAAGCAACAGTTATCACGAAAACAATGTCCTAAGAGTCAAGGAAGCAACTACTCAAGGAAATGCAGAAGCAGAAATTGGCGATAGTGTTAATTTAGCGCATCCCAACTCAAAAACTCGCAGAGGACGAGTTGGAAAAGGGCAAGCCAACACTCTTTTGACTGGCGAAAGCCAAGGAGTAGTCACACCAGACTTTCGCATTCGGAAATTGACACCTCGTGAATGCTGGAGACTGCAAGGTTTCCCAGATTGGGCTTTTGACAGGGCGCAAGAGGTGAATAGTAATAGTCAACTATACAAGCAAGCCGGAAACAGCGTGACAGTCAATGTGATCGAAGCGATAGCGAGGGAGTTAGGATGAAATTAACACTAAATATAGAGCCGAAAACGCATGATTAGAAAGGAAAATTACATGCACAAGATAAAAGTTACAGAAAACATCGAAGCGCTGATTGAGCGCCAAAATCGTACAATCGAAGTTACTACAAGCCTGCCTTGGGATATTGAAGTGGAATTTGCACATCAAGACCAAGATGTCGGCCTTGATGAGAGCGGGGACATCTTTGAGCCTGTCTTTGAACTGGCATTATATGCAAAACCTAAGCAAAAATTGACTCTTACATCATCAGGCCAAGCAAACACGCATAAAAAAGAAGTTGCAGAGATCATGAAGTTTTTTGACTTCGTAAACGACAACAAGAAAAACCTGTTTGAAATGACAGGCGTGATGGGAGTTGTGGAATGAGTCTGATACTATCTATTGACGCGAGCACGAGCGCTACAGGTTGGGCCGTTTTTGACGGATCACAGCTTGTAGAAAGCGGGGTGATCAAGGCCAAGGGCAGCTTTTTAGAGCGAGCTCTAGTTATGGCCTCAGAGTTGCGAAAAGTCCAGCTGCGGACAATTAAAGAGCGAGGAAAACCCTTTGAGTCAATTGCCATTGAAAAGAACAATGTCGGAGGTGTCAATCAGCAATCAGTCATTAAGATTGGTATTGCAACAGGAATCATTCTAGGGAAACTGATAGCTGATGATGTTTATTTTGTCAATGTCTCAACCTGGCGCAAGTACAGCGCTATCAAAGGCCGAGGGAAGAAAGAGCTGAAACAGCAAGCAATCAGTCTAGTTAGCCAACTATACCGGAAACAAGTCAAGGACGACGAAGCAGACGCAATCATGATTGGCCGCTACTTCGTTGAAATGATTGATTTTAAGGACGGATTAGAAAGTCATAGATTGAGCAGGTGACAGTATGACAAAGTCAGATTTAGAGGCTTACAAAATAAGTCTTGAGCGCTGCAGAAATCGACTAGCAGACAAACAGGCGGAAAAAGAAGTAATATCCTCTTTTGGCCATGGAGCAGCAACCAGACGCAGGGAGCGGATGCGCGAGAATATCCGCAATTTAGAAGAGAAAATCAAGGAGCTGGAAGATGACTGAGACGAACGTACAGAAGTTTTACAGGATTTTGGCTGAAAAAACTGAAACCTTTGGCACAAAGAAAGAAATGATGACACAGTTAGGTTTCGAGGGAGCGAAGTTGAACTCTGACAGGACTAGACTAAACAGCGACGAAAGAGCGGGGCGCTTTCCGCCAATTCGACTGATGATTAAGCTAGACAGCTTGTTTGACAGAGAATTTCTCATCACTTGCTTGCGTGAGAAAATGGACTGCAAGACGGTTGATAAGCGATGGGCGGCGGTCGCACAAGATTACATCGATGACAATTCAAAAATCGGGGTGGGGGGGGGCGACGAGCGATAGCGAAGCGGAGCGTCAACGGAAATTAAAACGCAGATTAAAGCGTGAAATGTATCTAGAAAGGTCTTTTGGAATTTAAAGAGGAGGAAATATGCAACAATCAAGAATTGAGAGACTTGAGCACGAAGTAGCCAGGCTGCAGATATTGACAACGTTGGCCATGGCAGTTCTCATCGCAACACTACTAGTCTTTATTTATGCAACTCAAGGACAACTTAATCAAATTAAAGAACTAACAACAAGGCTGGAGCAAGTGGAAGGAGCAAACAGATGATACCAAAATTTAGGGCTTGGGATGGTGGCTCGTTATGTCGCATGTATCAACCAGACGAAGTGATGGTCGGGAATGGTGATATTTGGATAATCGACGAAGATTCGGTCGCTGGCGACTGGATTGTGAACAATGACCTCGACCTCATGCAATCAACAGGCCTAAAAGACAAAAATGGCAAGGAGATTTTTGAGGGAGATATAGTTCAATATCAAAATAGCAAAGTTCCATCTGCTGACAGTAAAGGAGTTATCAGATATTTTGATAATTGGGCCGTGTTTGGGATTGATATAGAATACAACGAACCAAGAGCGCTATTCTTCAACGGCTTGGCCGACCACATATCATTAGAGGTCGTCGGCAACATCTACGAAAATCAAGAATTGATTGAATAGAAAAAAGGCCGACACACTGCAGCCCTTCGGTATATTTTCGATAAACCTATTATACCACAAAAGGGAGGCAAAAAGTGAGTAAGGCTAAAGAATTATTAAACGAGCTACAAAGTCTAGATTTAGATATTCAGAGCAGGATAGATGAAATCAACGAGCTTGAAGCTGGTTTGCTTTCAAGCCCTAAGTTTAAGTCTGACAAAATCAAAGGAGGGCCAACTCGGAAAATTGATGATGTCTACTGCCAGCTTATCGTAATGAAGGAAGCCATAGAACAGGATACGAGTGAAATCATCATGCGAAAGATTGAACTTGGACGACTGATCAATAAGCTGAAAAATCCTAGGCATAGGACGGTGTTGAGAATGACTTATATCATCAAGCAAGATGTCTTTGATATATGTGATAAGCTGGACATTAGCCAGAGTTCTTACTATTCGCAGCGGAAGATCGCCATTGAAGAACTGGATAAAATTCTGGAATAATTTGGAATAACTTAGATAAATCTAGCGTGCACTGTGGCTCTGATGTGCTAGAATGGTAGTATCAAGAATTAAAGCAAAGGCACCTTAGGCAACAGCCTAGAAAAGCTTCGACAAAAACTGCCAGCTTGGGTTACTGGTGGCGATAGAGTAGGATGTTTTAATATCGCAAGGCGAGGCAATATATGCCTTGCTTTTTTTATTCCACAAGAAAGCGCGGACGTTGACCAAACGAGCGATGTTTCATAATCTCCTTTAAAATATTTTTAGTTCTATTTACCTTTCTGAATTTTCCTGCTTGTGGCCGGCAGGGTTTATAGACGATTTAGGGAAGTCAACCGGTTCAAGTCCGGTATCGTCTTTAGGCAGATAAGCAACAGTCTGCCGACTGAAACTTTTTCTATTTTATTAAACTCCTATTTAATTTTTCTGGAAAGTCGTAGCAAGGTGCTGCGAGAGCGCAGGTTCGAGTCCTGCACGGCTTTTATACTTTTGACAGTCAATGAGACTGTCTTTATTTTTGTCTAAAAATGAAAAGAGGTGATGGAAAATCAGCAAGTTAAACGTTAGACAGCAGAAGTTCGCAGACGAGTACATCGCTACTGGCAATGCGACGCAGGCTGCTATTAAGGCGGGATATAGCGAAAAGACGGCAGGACGCATTGCTGGCCAGAACTTGAAAAAACTTGAAATCAAGGCTTATATCGACGCTAGAATGATTGAAATGCAAGAGCATAACATCATGAGCGCCAGGGAAGCTTTGAGTATCCTGTCCGACATCGCAAGAGGAAAGCGTGATGAAGAAGTCTTGATGATGAACCCTGTTACTGGTGAAGTCGATAGAGTGACGAAGAAAGCTGACAATGCAACGGTTATCAAGGCTATCCAAGAAATCTTGAAACGCTATCCAACAGCTAAGCAAGCTGAGAAGATGGAGCTTGAAATCGAGAAATTGAAAGCTCAAATTGGTGGCGATCTAACCATCGACGAAAAGCTATCAAGTTACATTGAAGCTGTACAGGAGGCCTTAGATGGCTAAGTTAGACGCTCTATACACGCCAAAGCAACAAGAAGTCCTAAAGCGTATCTGGTCGAAAGACTGGTTTATTTGCGGTCTTCATGGCGCTAAACGTGCCGGAAAGACAGTAGTCAACAATGATACTTTTATCGGTGAGCTAGTAAGGGTGCGGAAGATAGCGGATAAGCTAGGGATTGACGAGCCTATTTATATCTTGGCCGGCACATCTTCAACCTCTATCCAGAACAACATACTGCAAGAGCTTTTCAACAAGTACGGCTTCACACCAAAATACGATAAGCATGGCGCTTTTGTCTTTCAAGGCGTTAAAGTGGTGCAAGTCTATACCGGCTCTATCAGTGGCTTGCAACGTGCTAGAGGTTTTACGGCTTTTGGTGCATATGTAAACGAAGCGTCACTGGCAAATGAAACAGTCTTCAAAGAAATCATTTCTCGCTGTTCTGGCGAGGGTGCAAGGGTGGTCTGGGATAGTAACCCAGACATTCCTACGCACTGGCTTAGAAAGGACTATATAGCGTCTGATGATGATATGATTATCGACTTTCACTTTGAATTAGATGATAATACTTTTTTGTCAGAACGATATCGCAGGAACATCAAGCAAGCAACGCCAGCCGGTGTGTTCTATGACCGTGACATTCTCGGTCTTTGGGTAACTGGTGAGGGTGTTGTGTATCGTGACTTTAGCGATAAGATGTATCTCACTAGCGAGGAAGTGCCTACAAGTGAGATTACAAGCTATTATGCAGGCGTTGACTGGGGGTATGAGCACTTGGGTTCTATTGTGGTGTTAGGTGAGACATCGGACGGCAGGACATATCTGCTGGAAGAACATTCTTATCAGCACAAGGAGATTGATTTCTGGGTGCAGATAGCACTTGATATCAAGTCAAGATATGGCAATGTCCCATTTTGGGCTGATAGCGCACGACCGGAACACGTTGCAAGGTTTCAGCGTGAGGGTATCGATTGCAGAAACGCAAACAAGTCTGTCTTGTCCGGCATAGAAGAAGTAGCCAAGCGCATGAAGTTAGGGCTTTTTTATGTTGTAAAAGATAAAGTAAATAATTTCAAAGATGAAGTCTATCAATACATCTGGAACGAGAGAACGGGTGAGCCGTTCAAAGAACATGATGACGTACTGGATAGCGTCCGATATGCGATATATTCTAAAGTCGCAGATATGGGCAACAAGATTAAAGTATTCAAGGGAGGATTTTAATGGCGAAAGTCAATCTAAACAAGCGAAAGTTATTGACTACGACAGCGAACGAAGTGACGCAAGATTTAGTGTCAGAAGCCGTGCAGCTGCATAGGTCGCACTTGCTGAAAGGTTACATCGAGAACGAAGACATGTATATGTCTAGTCACAAGATTTTGAAAGGTGGGGCAAAAGAGCCTTGGAAGCCAGATAATCGGCTTGTAATCAACTATGCGAAGTATATCGTTGATACTTTTAGCGGATATCAAATCGGTGTGCCGGTCAAAGTGACACACGATAACGACAGTGTGGCAGAGTTTATCAGTGATTTCCGCAAGTTAAACGACATGGAAGATAGCGAGTTCGAGCTTGCTAAGCTAGCCGATGTATTCGGTCATTCGTTTCTATATGTCTATCAAGACGAAGCTGGGAATACGAGAGCAACATATAACAGCCCAATCAATATGTTTATCGTGCATGATAACAGCATTGAGGAAAAGCCTTTGTTTGCTGTTAGATATGCGTTTAATGATAATGACCCAACAGGTTATGGACAAGTCATTACTGATAACGAAGTAATTGAAGCGACATTTCAGTTAGGTGGTGGTGTTCGGTTTATCGAGCGTAACAATCATGTCTATGGCAAACTTCCTGTCGTTGAGCTAATCGAAAATGAGGAACGGCAAGGCATATTTGATAGCGTTAAAACGCTAATCAACGCATTAAACAAGGCAGCGAGCGAGAAAGCCAATGATGTTGACTACTTCGCAGACGCTTATCTTAAAATCGTAGGCGTTGAGCTGAAAGAAAATATGGCAACACAGATTAGAGAGAACCGTATCTTTAATTTGTGGAAGAATGGCTCTGACGGCCCTTTGCCAGATGTTGGTTTCTTGGAAAAACCAAACTCGGACACAACACAAGAAAATCTAATCAAGCTGCTAAAAGACTCTATCTTTGCCGTTTCCATGGTCGCTAATCTGTCTGAAGAAGACTTTGGCAATGCGTCTGGTACAGCTCTAGCGTTTAAGTTGCAAGCGATGGACAATCTAGCCAAAATGAAAGACCGAAAAATGCAGTCAGCCTTTAATCGACTATATGAAATTGTGTTCGGTGTGCCAATGGCTGCAGTACCAAGCGACGGTTGGATTGATATTAAGTATCAGTTCACACGCAACGTACCTCGTAACATCTTAGAAGAAGCGCAGATTGTATCGCAGCTTTCCGGTCAAGTATCGAACGAAACCAAGTTGTCTGTCTTGTCTATTGTGGACAATCCGAAACAAGAAATTGAAAAGATGGACGATGAAGAAGAAAGCTCTAGCTTGCTATCCAGGAAGATTGCGCAGAACGAACGCTTTGCAGACAAGGACTTACAAGACGATGGCAAGGAAGTGATTGCTGATGCCGAGTGATTACTGGAAACGACGCATAGAAGCTGAACAGAGAGCGAGATTAAGCCGTGACACGACTCTAAGCGATGAAATGACTAGATTATACGACTATCATTTTAGAGAGCTAGAAAAGGAAATTAGAGCCTTTGAACAGCGTTACGCAGACAAGAATGGTCTGCCAATAGCAGAGGTTAAAGCAAGAGTTGACGCACTCGATGTTAAAGCTTTTGAAGAAAAGGCAAGACGATACGTCGAAGAAAAAGACTTTTCACCCAAAGCCAACGCAGAACTTGAGCTATACAACCTCAAAATGAAGATGTCACGGCTTGAATTACTGCAGTATCAGCTAGATTTGGAAATGGTGGCGCTTGCGAACTCTGAACACAAGCTTTCAGAACGGTTTTTAAACGAGGAATACACAGAAACGCTAAAGGCACAGTCGGGCTTGCTCGGCAAATCTGTGTTGTCTGCAAGCGAGATTGAGAAAGCGGCTCAAGCGGTATTAAATACTCCTTTTAAAGGCGCAAAATGGTCTGAAAGGGTTTGGGAGCGACAAGATGATTTAAGACAGATTGTAGCCCGTCTGACAGAAGAATATCTGCTGAAAGGCAAGAACCCAACGACCATGATACCGAAAATCAAGAAAGAGTTTGATGTGTCGGCTCATGAAGCCAAGCGACTAGCTGTCACAGAGGGCGCTAGGATTGCCACAGAAGCAGAAAGGCAGTCATACATTGCTAATGGTTACGACGAATACGAGTTTATCGCAGAGCCGAAAGCGTGTGATATATGCAAGCCTTTAGACGGGAAAATCTTTAAAGTCGCTGATATGTTGCCGGGTGAGAACGCTGCTCCGATGCACCCTTTTGTAGATGCTCTACTGCCGCTCATTTCTCGATGTCGGAGAAAGAATACGAGCACTTGATTAAGAAAAGCGCTAAATCAAACAGGTGACAGTAGAGCGAGAACAGAATTAAAACGTAAGGAGGTAAAAGCTAAATATGTTGTTGCTAGAGCTTACAGATTAGGAGGTGATCCAACATCTTGACTGGCAGGAACAGACTGCTACTTAGTTGCATAATTCAAACCAGTCAATTCGACTGGTTTTCTTTTTGTCCGAACTTTGAAGACGTTAAAAGCCAAGGTTATCAGTCCACTCAGGACTTAAAAGGGAGGTAGCCAAAAGTGGCAGAAGAAACGAAAGAACAATCAGTAGTTGAAGAAACGAATGAGAAAGCTAGCGCTCAAGAAGAACAAGAGACTGCTGAGAAGACATTCACGCAAGCTGAACTAGATGCGATTATCCAAAAGGAAAAGGCGAAAGCTAAGCGTTCGGCTGAAAAGGAATACCAAGCCAAAATTGACGAAGCAGAACGGCTGCGGAAGATGAACGCTGACGAAAAGGCAAAGTATGAAGCCGAAAAACAAGCTGCATACATCGCAGAACTAGAAGCGAAAATCAATCGCAGCGGACTCGAGAAAGAAGCGTCTAAAATGCTCTCAGAAGCCGGTATCGTTGCTGGAGATGAAATCCTTGCCTTTGTCGTTAAGGATAGCGCAGAGAGTACACAGGAAGCTGTCAATGGCTTTGCAGAGCTAGTGAACCAACTAGCAGACAACAAGGTCAAAGAAATGCTGAAAGGCAAAACTCCACGCAAGGTTGAACAATCAACTGCAGGAGCAATCACCAAAGAGCAATTCGACCGCATGGGTTACAAAGACCGCAACGAGTTATTGCAGAGTAACCCAGAACTATACGCACAATTGAAAGGATAAACATAAATGACACAAACACAACTTGCACAGATGATTAACCCCGAAGTAATGGCTGACATGGTATCAGCTAAGCTTCCTAAGATGATTAAATTCACGCCGCTCGCATACGTTGAGCGTGAGCTTGTAGGACAACCCGGAAGCACTATCACAGTGCCTAAATGGGTGTAAACACTATGCACCCCTGTCAAGTGATTGACAGAAAAAAACTCCGTTAAATGCTGGGAACTCCTTAGAGCTTAAACTACCAAAGTGTAAAAATGTTTAAGATTGGACAATCAGCAGGTTTTTTACTATTCCTAAATTAACATACATTGTCAAAAGTATGATTTTATGATATAATGATACTATGACAAGAAAGAAAACGAATAAAGAATTTTTACAAGAATTAAAAGATAAAAATATCAATGCGATTCCGATAGAAGAATATAAAAGCTACCATGAAAAAATCAAAGTAAAGTTTGATTGTGGACACGAATGTTTTATAAGCCCAGCTAAACTTCTTGGAGGTAGAGGATGCGGTCTTTGTAAAGGCAAAACTATTAGCAAAGCAAAAATAACCGGTGTCAAGAGTAAAAACATTAAGCAAATCGAAGAACTTGGTTACGAAGTTTTGAGTGAGTACACAGGTTTTAGAAACAAGATAACGGTTAAAAATAAATCGTGTGGGCATATTTACGAAGCGAGAATAGGGAATATCCTAAAAGGTAGCGGATGTCCAAAATGTTCTGGACATAGGACTTCAAAAGAATTTGAAGAGCTTATCGAAAAGAAATATCCAGGGAAGTATCGCATAAACGATAGATACACCACCACTCTTGATAAAATTTCAGTCACGCATTTAGAGTGTGGTTATACTTGGGAAACCATCCCAAAAGATTTGCTACGTTCTGAACGATGTCCGAATTGTATAAAATCAAAAGGAGAACGTTTTGTAAGTTCTTATCTTGATAAAGCTAATATTGAGTATAAACCACAATATAGCTTTGATGATTGTAGAAGAATTTACCCGTTGCCTTTCGATTTTGCTATTTTTATAAACGGTAAAATAGCGCTAATCGAATTTGACGGCGCACAACATTTTGAAAACAGTAGCAAGCATTGGGGACACGATAACTTTTCTTATATCAAAGAGAATGACGAAATAAAAAACAATTACTGTAAAAACAAAAAGATACCACTTTTAAGAATACCTTATTGGTGGATTAGGAATGACAAAGCAGAAAGAGAACTTGATGCTTTTATAAAAAACCTCAACGACTATCGAAACACAAAAAGAGCCTAGTATATCGCTTGGTTCTTTTTGAATGGAGTAGAGTACACCCAAGTGGGTGGAAAAGCGGAGCTCTCTATTTTTTTAGAGATGATGATATAGTCTAATCTGTACGGAAACGTACAGCAGTTCATAAGAGAACGGTTATAGATTAACGACCTATAACGAATATCCACTGATAGTGGAGATGCCAAAGACATCGCCGAGGGCGTTGCTATTGAGCCAGACCAACTGACAACTGCTAAGTCTACTATGACTATCAAGAAAGCCGGTAAAGGTATCGAGCTGACAGACGAAGCTGTCTTGTCCGGTTATGGCGATCCAGTCGGTCAAGCGACACAACAGATTGCTTTGGCTTTGGCTAACAAGGTAGATAATGACTTGATTGAAGAAGCTAAGAAAGCGACTCAATTTGTCACAGAAGCTCCTACAACTGGCGCAGCGCTGGATAAAGCCTTGGCAGTATTTGATGATGAAGAAGACGCAAACTATGTCGCTCTTATCAACCCTGCTGACGCTATTGACTTGCGAGCTGACACGATCAAAAATTGGCTGTCTGGCTCTGAAATCGGAGCTAATACAGTTGTGTCCGGTACTTTTGGCGAAACACATGGTGTGCAAATCGTCCGCACTAAGAAAGTTGAAAAGGGTAAAGGCTTCCTTGTCAAGGTATCGCCGACCGCAAACGACACGACCGATGTTGCTAAATACGGCGCATTCGTTATCAACCTCAAGCGTGATGTCGCAATCGAAACAGACCGTGACATCTTGAAGAAGACAACAGTCATCACAGGTGACGAACATTACGGCGTTTATCTGTATGACCCAACTAAAGTTGTTAAATTCGGAGGTGCTTAATGGGTATGTTGCTGCGTAGGCATCACCCACAAGCTCCTGAGCCAGTCGTAGAGGTGGCAGAAAGCCCCTCTGCGCTGTCTGATATGACGGTACAGGAACTAAGAGGGATTGCCAAAGAAAACGGCGTGACGGGCTATTCTGGGCTTGATAAAGCAAGCCTGATTGACGCATTGGAGGGATAAGAACATGACGATTATTGAGCAAGTAAAGGCTCTGCTTGGAATTGAGGATAACTTGCAAGATAATCTCTTGTCAATTATCCAAAATCTCACAGAAGCGCACTTTAAGGCCTACTCAAAACAAGACGATATACCAGATAAGCTAAGCTATATCATTGTCGAGGTCGTTGTCAAACGTTTTAACAAGCTAGGTTCTGAGGGTTTATCCTCTCAGACAGTAGAGGGTTTGAGCATGTCTTTTGATTTAGACGATTTTGCAGTCTATGACGCAGTCATCAGACGCAACTTTGCTGGTAGTTTTCAAGCGGGGTTTAAGATGCTATGAGATTTGACAAACGATGCAAGCTTGTTATTAAAAGCGAGCAGAAACCAAGGTATGACGTTGATTTAGGCAAAATGGTAGGCGGAGAAACGACTGAAAAGATTGTACCTGCTAATATCGGCCCTGTAAGCGCACAACTCCAAAACCTTTTAGGTGACAAGCTGAAAGATGTTACTAAGGTTGTGAGAGTGCGACGAACAAGAGGAAATATTGCTAGTCTTTTGATTGACGGAAAGCCATATAACATCGTACGAACGCCAGAACATACGAACGGCATGACTGTTTTTTATGTTAGCGAGGTGAAAAATGGGGTTTGATGGAACTTTACGCATCAACGGAGATGCACCATTGAGAAAAGCCTTGCAAACCGCTGCGAACATGGAAGCGCATAAGGCTATTGTCAAGAAGTATGGCGCAGAATTGCAACGAACCGCTAAAAGAAATGCTGTCTTTACTAAAGGCTATGCAACGGGCGCAACGAAGCGCAAAATCACTCTGGAAATGCAAGATGGCGGATTTGAAGCAAAGGTAGAAGCCGGCACAGACTACGCTGCATATCTCGAAGTCGGTACACGGAAAATGAACGCACAACCATTTATGAAACCGGCTTTTGATGTAGTGCAGCCGAGGTTTGTCGCAGATTTAAGGAGGGCAGGCATTGTTAAATAAACAACCAGACCAACAGTTGCATGACGAGCTTATCAAGCGCTCAAATGCTCTTGGATTGACTGCCTATCCGTATCTGCCAGAGGATGGCACGCCTTATCCGTTTATGGTTGTATCTTATACGCAGATTATCCCACAAGCGACTAAGTCTTATCTCATCGGAGAGGTAGCGGCTAGGGTCGATGTGTGGGGGCGTATAGACGATAGAAAACTGGTATCTGATTGGATAGGCAAGTTAATGGCTGAGTATTCGACGATTAAGCTTATAAATGGCACTAGATGGTCTATGGACTTAACAAGTCCAACGCAAATTATCAAAGACAATTCAACGGAAGAATTGCTATATCATGGCATTCTTGACTTGAAATTTAGATTTAACTAAGAAAGGAAAATGATACATGTACGGAAAAGATAAAATTTTGATGTTCCGCAAATTGGGAGAGAAGAAAGCTGCTGCTAAGTTGGCTTTCCAGATTGAGCATAAACTGAAATATGAGCGCTCAAACGACACGAAGAAGACGAAAGACGGGGCTATTAACAGTGATGGCGGTTTGGAAGTAACGCTTGAAATCGAAGCTGTTTCAAGCCGTGATGAACTGAATAAGCTTCTTGAGCAATCAGTTTCAGAGGGCTTTAAACTTGAAGTCTGGGAAATTGACCTTGCAGGAACTAAACAAGCGGACAAATACCCTGCCAAATACATGCAAGGCTCTCTGTCTAGTTGGGAACTTCCTGCGAACGTTGAGGATTTGATTACAATCTCAACTGAAATGAAGATTGACGGCAAACCAGTAGAGGGGTATGCGACATTGACAGAAGAACAGCAAAAGGCTGTACAATACGCATTCAAGGACACTACTCAAGAACTTTGATCAAACTTTGGGGCATTTAGCCCCTTTTTATTTTTAAGGAGAAACCAAAGAATATGAAACAAATTGAAATCAACGGCAAGAAATATGACTTGCATTACGGAATTGACTTTATCCGTAAAATGGACAAGCGCTATGAAATTAAAGGCAATGGCGTCAGCTTCGGTATGGGCTTGCAATCAGCCGTTGTTTATCTAAAAGACTTCAATCCGGTTGTTATCGCAGATATCATCCAAGCAGCTACTGCAACAGAACGTCCTTTGCTTAAAAGCGCAGATATTGAAGCGTGGATTGAAGCTCAAGGCGACAATCTCGAGAAAGTGTTTGATGATTTTTTAGAGAGCTTGAAGAAATCGCCGGTGACAAGATTGAAAGTGAAGAAAGTTCTCAAGGAAATGAACCTGTAAAAACTGTCATATCGACTTCTAAACAGGTTTATGAGGACATGCTTGCAACAATATTCGGATTGTTTGGCGTTACGGACTACGATGTAGCAAGAAGAATGACGATTGCAGAATACAAGCTCCGAAAACGAGGGCATGTCATGAAGCAATTAGAACGTGAGCAAGAATTATATCTTCAAGCATTTCTGAACAGAACAGCCCAAGCAACAGACAAGAACGGCAAGACCTATGTCTATAAGACGTTTACAGACTTTTACGACGAAGCAAAACGCAGACAGTCTGTCTTGGGTGCTAATTACGCAAAACCAGTCAATAGCGACTTAATCGCTATTGCTAAAAGAATGAAAAATTACAAAGGAGAGGAGGTGTATTAATGGCAAATTCGAGCTATACAGTTGAAGCGGTGCTGAAAGCTAGAGATAGCGGCTTTTCTAGTGCTTTTAAAGCAGCGGAAAGGTCAGTTAGCGGCTTGTCGAATATGGCTAGCAAGGTAGGCTCTACTTTCAAATCTGTGCTAGGTGCTAATTTAATCAGTTCTGCTTTGACTTCTGGTATTGGCTCAATCACATCAGGCATTGGCTCGATGGTCGGAGAACTGAACGGAGCGCAAAAGGCTTGGAAGACCTTTGAGGGCAACTTGCAGGCTTTCGGTCGCTCTGCTGAAACGATATCGCAAGCAAAGAAAGAAATGCAGGACTTTGCGACCAAGACTATCTATTCTGCGTCCGACATGGCTAGTACTTACTCGCAACTTGACGCTGTGGGAACTAAAAATGTCGGTAGTTTGGTAAAGGCCTTTGGTGGTCTAGCCGCTTCTGCGGAAAATCCAGCACAAGCGATGAAGTCCTTATCTACGCAAGCTACACAAATGGCAAGTAAGCCTAAAGTGGCTTGGATGGACTTTAAAATCATGATGGAACAAGCTCCTGCTGGTATGGCTGCCGTAGCTAAAGAAATGGGTATGAGTACAGCCGAGCTTGTATCTGCGGTACAAGACGGCAAAATCAAGACAGAAGATTTCTTCGAAGCTTTAAACAAGGCCGGCAATTCTGATGCTTTCCAAAAAATGGCGACAGAGTTCAAAACAGTCGACCAAGCAATCGATGGCATGAAAGAGTCGCTTTCTAACAAACTCATGCCAGCTTTTGAACAGCTCAATAAGTTTGGTATTAAGGCAGTAAATGCTTTATCAGACGCTTTCGACAAGGTTGATTTCAATAAGCTTGCGGACAGTTTAGGAAAAGCGCTTGATAAAATTGATTTCACTAAGATTATCAACAATGTATCAGCTTTTATTTCAGACACCACGCAGAAAATACAGACTTTCTGGACTGCATTTTCTAACACTGGTGCGGTTTCAGCCTTTACTACAGCGGTTCAGAGTATATCTGCTGCGCTTGGTAACATCTGGAACAGTCTGACGGCAACAGGAGTGCTAGAAACGCTAGGAAGTACGTTAGGAACGCTTGTGAAGTGGTTATCTCAAATTGCTACAGCAGCGGCTAATTTCATAGCATCGCTTCCACCAGGAGTGATCCAAGGTATAGCTGGAGCAATAGGAGCTTTCGCAGTGTCAATGTTTGCTGTAAGAAAAGGAATGCAGGCTCTGATACTTATCAAGTCCTTGAACCCTTTTAGCGCATTTCAAAAAGATGTCGAAGCGGGCGGAGGTAGAACTAGAAGCACGATAACACAACTTTTCAATGGTATTTCAAATGTCATTAAGTCAAGCGGAACTGCTATCAAGGCAGCTGCGACAGGTATCGGCCAAGGTATCAAAGCGGCATTGTCTGGCGTCGCTCCTGTAGTAAAAGCTTTTGGAGCAGCACTCAAAACGGCAGGAGTGGCTAACATTCTAGCGTTTGGTGGATCGGTAGCTATTGCTGCAGTTGGTATCGGCGCTGGCGTTGCGATTATCGCTGCTGGGTTTGCTCTTTTGGCAACTCAAAGCAAAGGAATAAGCGAAATCATTGGCGCAGTAGGCCAAGCCTTTTCTGCAGTTGCTACGGCTATTATTGGGGCATTTGCACAAGCAATCGTGACAGTTGCAGGAGTTCTTCCGACAGTAACATCAGCACTTGCTGGGTTATCTCCTTTGGTTGTAGCAGTCGGCACGGCAGTAGGGCAAGCAGCGCCATTTGTGACAGCTTTAGGGCAAGCGCTAAGTTCTATTATATCTGTGCTTCCGCCTGTTATTACAGCTTTAAGCGAGGGAGCGGCAGCTATTATCTCAGCATTAACCCCAATCGTTGAGATTGTAGGGAATGTGTTTACTAATATAGCTCAAATCGTAGCAGATGCTATTGTTAAGATTGTTCAAGCTTTAGCGCCGTTTATGCCAGCAGTATCGGAAATGGTTCAAGCATTAGCTCCTGTGTTGCAGTCGATTGTCGAAGCCTTCACGACGCTAGTTAGCCAAATAAGCCCAATCATCGACAGCATAGCCAACCTCTTTAAGAGCTTAGGAGAGTCTATCAAGACCGTGCTTGACGGGGCTAAAGGCGTAATCGAAAGCTTTGGTGGTGCAGTAAGGAATATCCTAGACGGTATTTCCGGAATATTTGACGCAATCGGAAACGCCGCTTTAAACGCTGGTAAAGGCTTCAAGCTCATGGCTGAGGGTGTGGTCATGATTACCAAGACAAATCTTGGAGATATGGCAGCCAGTCTCGCTGCAGTGGCAACTGGTATCGGCGCTATCGCAGCTAACGGAGCAGGAATAGCCACAGCAGGAAACGGAATGAAAGCACTAGGTCAAGGTATGGCAATGGTGCAAACTAATAGCGTAGTTGCTTCCATAGCACTTTCGACTGTGGCAGCAACTATACCGACTCTATCAGCAGGATTTTCCGCATTAGCGCCAGTTATTGCCAGCGCTATGGCTAGAGCAGTTACTAGCGTTCAATCTGGAATGTTGGTGATAGTGACGGTTATCCGTTCTAGCGCTATCCAAATGACACAGGCAGGACAGCAAGCTGGTCAAGGTGTTTCAAGAGGTATCGTCAATGGCATTCGTGCCGGTGTTGGTCAAGCTACTGCAGCGATGAATAGCCTTATGTTGTCTGTTCAACGTGTCGGTAACATCGGCGCACGAAACATGGTTAATGTCGGTACTCAAATCGGCAACGGCTTGGCTCGTGGTATGATTGCAGCTTTACCAGCAGTAACATCAGCAGCTAACGCTTTGGTTTCACAAGCAGAAAGAGCGGCTAGAGCAGCGGCAGACATCCATTCACCATCACGGCTTTTCCGTGACAATGTAGGTGTCTTCATTGGTCAAGGTATCGCAGTTGGTATCGACAGAAGCCAGAAGTATGTAAACGAAGCCTTGGAAAATCTATATGACGTCAAGAGCAAATTTGATTACAGCGATTTGCTTGACGATGGTTTGAAGCAACACGGCTACACAGCAAACCTAAATGGCTCACTGACATTGGAAAGCAAACAATCAGACCAAAAACTGGACATTATCAAAGATGCACTCAACACTATCAAACAAAGTTTAGATAGAGAAGTGGTGCTGAATGTCAACGGGCAAGAATTTGCACGCTTGACAGGCGATGATTTCAGCCGCTATCAAAGCGATAGAGAGTACATCAGCAATATTCTGAAAGGGGTGAGAGTATGACCGAAAATTCTATGACATATAACGGAGTAGACCTTTCCGGTCTGCTCAAAGTCTTAGAAGTAAAATCTGACATTGGGAATGAGCGGTCAATCAAAACCGAGAAATTATCTCGGATTGGCACGATTGCGACTGCAGTCGAGGTCGGAGCAAAAGAAATCGAGGTCAAAGTTAGTTTGGCCTCTTTTGATGTTGCAAATATTCGATTTGTAGACACAACTGAGCCTGCAGATGCCGAGCGAGGAGACATCAACGAGTTAAAAGAGCGTATAGCGGGCATATTTGACGCTACAGAGTCGAAAAAGCTGACTTTGGGCAAATACCCTAATAGATACTTTAACGCTCTTGTAAAGGGCGATATGGAGCTTGAGGGGATAACTGACTGGTACGACGAAACGTCTATCAAGTTTTATATCCCTGACGGCGTGGCTCACTCTACGACCTACAAACGTGTAGTGGACTACGAGGAGCGCCAAGGCAAGATGGTCTTTGCGATTGATAATAAGGGTACTGCAGACGCTTATCCGATTATTACCTTTAAGGCCAACGACGAAAACGGCTATTATGGCCTTGTGAGCGAGCGGTTTGCTTTTGAAGCGGGAAGTATCGAGGAAGCCGATATCGTTCCATATAAGCACTCAGAAATTCTCTGGGACTATGTGACTGGCGAGGGTATTATCAAGGGTCTTGCGGACGGTCAGAAGAACGTAGCCATCTTGAATGATAATTCTCAAAACTTGAACGGTACATTGGCCATTCAAAGCGCTTGGGGAAGACCTCACTTGTTCCTTGCCAATCGTGGAAGTGGTCCTCTTGGAAATCATGCTGGATCAGTCACTTGGGAAATTCCCGCTGATAGCGTAGGAGAAAAGGGAGCGCTGCATGAGTATATCTGGTGGAGGCAAATTTTCTGGGTTAATCCAGCTAATCAATATGGCTTCATCAAGATTTCATTTACTGGCGAAAATGGTGAGTTCCTCTACGGCGTCGAAACCATTAAGCGAGGAAATGGACTTAATACTGAGTACAATTTCTTGGCCGCTAACGGAAGCGGTGGATACAGATTAGTCAAACAATGGACATTCTGGCCAACTCATAATCAAGGTGAAAATCCTTTTAATAAAGACGCTGGCCAGTCTGACATCCAACGCAGAGACGACGAAGTTCAGCTATTTTGGAATGGTTCGTATCAGAAATTCACTGTACCTGAAATTAAAGGCAAGAAGTCTATCAAAGTCCATGTTGCTATGGGAGCTTTTGGGGACAAGCCGCTCCCTACTCACATGCACTTAGATAGCATCGTTTATAGAAAAGACTTTGTCAATGGCACAAAGGACATCCCTAATCGCTATGCTGCAGGAAGTATGCTTATAATCAATAGCGAAAATGACAGTGTATTTCTGAACAATCTTCCGAATCTGGATCAAGTAGTTGATGGCTCTCTGTGGCCAGTCATTCCGCCAGGTAAGTCTGAGATTGAGATTCTACAGTCCAGTTGGGCGAAGAAGAAGCCGACAGTGTCTATCGAATTTGAAGAAAGGTGGCTCTAATGCTTTTAACAATCCATGACAGCGCCTTGAAAAAGGTTGCTTTTATCGATAATAACAAGCAGACCACCTTGAATTTCTTTAATGACAAGTGGACACGCTCGCTTGAAAGTGCAACATCAGTCTTTGAGTTCTCGGTTTTCAAGAAGAAAGTCCGTTCTGACACATACGCTGAACAAGCATATAAGCACCTCAATGAGCGCGCTTTTGTTAGCTTTAAGTACAAAGGCCGGTCTTATCTCTTTAATGTGATGAAGACCGATGAAAACGAGCAAATTATCAAGTGTTACTGCGAAAATCTCAGTCTCGAACTCATGCTCGAGTATCAAGGGGCATACAAAGCTCCTAAAGCAATGACTTTTACTGAGTATTTGGATGTTTGGGGCACGCTTGGCCTATCTAAGGTCGAACTCGGCATCAACGAGATAGCAGACCAGCGCAGAACCTTACAGTGGGAGGGGCAAGAAACATCTCTTGCTCGCTTAATATCTCTGGCTCGTAATTTCGATGCCGAAATTGAGTTTGAAACTCACTTGAAATCAAACAGTCAGCTTGACCGCTTTATTTTAAATGTCTACAAAGCTCACAGTACAGAAAATCAAGGCGTTGGACGCAAGCGAAATGACATTGTCTTAAAGTACGGCAAGAATGTGCGAAGTATCAAGCGAAGCGTTGACAAGACGCAACTATACAATGCTATCAAGCCGGTCGGACGCAAGGAAGAAACCAAGGAAACAACGACCAAGATTTCTAATCCATCAGCTACACAAGCGGCGAGTGGCAAGAAATATACTGGCGGCGGTTTAAACTATGCTGGGCATTCTATGAGTGCAGGCATAGTCCAAACTATCCTAAATCTATGTGTGCAATACAACATTTTGCCATCTGGTATGATTTGCCAACTCTATCTTGAAAGCTTCTGGGGAGCTTCTAACGTGGCCAGAATTGATAATAACTGGTCTGGTATGTCGGGCTCGGCTCAGACTCGTCCAAGCGGTGTCAAGGTCACGACAGGAAGCGCTAGACCTGCTAATGAGGGTGGAACATACTTTCACTATGCGTCAGTTGACGACTTTATGAAAGACTATGCTTATCTGCTAGCTGAACAGACAAGCGGAGGGCGCAAATTCTACGGTGTCAAAGGCAAGCAGAACATTGAAGACTATACCCGTGGTCTTTTTCGTGTCGGCGGTGCATTATATGACTATGCGGCGGCTGGGTATGCTCACTATATCGCTCTCATGAGAGATATTCGTGGTGGCGTCAATCGCTCTAATGGTAATATCCTAGACAAGCTTGACGACCTTTGGAAACAACCTAACAATCAATTAAGCAGTCCTAGTCAACCAGTGACACAAGTCGTTAAAGCCGATAAGGTGATAGCAGTAATCAACGAGATGAAAGGCTTGCAAGGCCGGACGGTTGGTAATGGGCAATGTTATGGCTTGGCAGCTTGGTACTCCATGAAATTAGGCGGCCCTGGACTTGGTGCTGGTGTGACTGGCTTTTCTGGGAAAGTCGGTGCAGGTATGGCAGCGGCTTATATCGGAACTGACTATGCTTGGGCTAATTTTGGTTGGTCCGTTGTCCGCCCTCGTGGGACTAACGAGCTAAAAGCTGGAGCTTTAGCAAATATCAAAGCTCACAACATCTTTCAACAAACTGGATCTTATGGACACGTCTCTATCATCATCGCTAACAACGGAAGTACCGTCACAGTACTTGAGCAGAACTACGCAGGGCGACAGTATGTAACTTTAGGAACATATAACGCACAAGCGTATCTGGGAGCTGTAGAGACGCTTTGCTACCCGCCAGAGTTAAAAGCTGGTAAGACAGTCGAGGGAAGCACAGTTACGAGCGGAACGGTTGATGTGCCATTACCAGATATAGAACTTAAAGAAGTATCTGTCAGCACAACAGAAGTAGTCATTGACCCCAAAAAGACGCAAGAGTGGAAGAATGAAAAGGGCGAAGTCGAGTTTTATCTTAAAGGCAGTTTGCTATTCGCTCCACTATCCAAACAGCTATATCCGTCGGTTTTGACTGGTACAGAGACGAATGATAACTGGATACGTAAGGACATGGAAGTAGATACAGATAGCGAAGAAGTGCTTATCTCCACGGCCTTGCGAAATCTTAGGAAATATTGCTATCCAGCTATCACATACGAAGCAGACGGATATTTTGATTTGGATATCGGCGACACTGTCAAAATCCAAGACACAGGTTTTAGCCCTATGTTGGTGCTGGAAGCTCGTGTTAGTGAGCAACAAATCAGCTTTACCAATCCGAGCGAAAACAAGACGGTCTTTGCTAATTTTCAAGCTTTGCAAAATAAGGTATCAGATAGCTTGATAACTCGCATGGCTAAGCTTGCAGAGCGGGCTATACCTTACGAGCTGAAGTTATCCACAGACCAAGGCACGGTCTTTAAAAACCGCACAGGTCAGAGCTTGCTTATGGCTACACTTGAGAAGAATGGAAAGGTGTATGAGCCGATTATCTTTTACAAGAAAGGTGACTCTATCATCGGCAACGGCAGCCAAATGCTAGTCCGTGCAACAGACTTTGAGAAGACACTACAAGTAGTGGTTGAAGCCTATCTCAACGATGAGAAAGTGGCAACGGCTGAGGTGACTTTTAGCAATGTGGCTGACGGTCAAGCTGGTGCGAAAGGTGACAAAGGAGACCCTGGCGCACAAGGTCCTCCAGGACCTAAAGGAGACAAAGGAGCGCTCGACGAAGAGCAACTCAAACAAGTCAATGACAAGATTGACAGCAAGGCTGACAACAAGCTAACTGCAGAGCAATTAAACGCTCTGACGGAAACTATGCAGTTAGCCAAGGCTGAACTTGAAGCCAAAGCAAGCATTGATACGGTCAATGAATGGATAAAAGCCTATCAGGACTATGTCAAAGCAGACGAAGCTGGACGAGCTGCAGCAGAAGCTAAACTTGTATCGGCAAGCCAGAGATTAACCAAGGTTGAGAACAATCTGGGCGACATGGCTGAAAGATGGAGCTTCTTAGACCTCTACATGAGCGCTAGCAATGACGGTTTGAATATCGGTAAGAAAGATGGATCATCTTCTGTCCGTATCGACCACGACCGCATCAGCTTTTACTCTGCAGGCTCTGAGGTGGCTTATATCTCGCAAGGCGTCCTAAAAATTGAGAACGGGGTATTTACTCGGACGCTTCAAATCGGGCGCTTTCGTGAGGAACAGTATCAGCTCAATCCGGACATGAATGTAATCCGATATGTAGGGGGAGGTGCTTAAAAATGGTCAGAGCTAATTTCAGTGGCGGATGGGGGCATAATCTGCAACTAGACGTGACTTGGGGTGTAAGACGGCAAGATATAGCCGGTAACTATACGATGGTCAATGTGTCGGTGCATTTGGCCTCTAATGGTTATGTTTATATACCGTCGTACTCAAAACCTATTACAGTCAAGGTCAATGGAGCTGTCATTGATACAGTCAATGTTGATGTTGGTATTGGTGGAAATCAAGATAAGAGCTTGTTGTCAAAAGACTATCGTATCGACCACTCTGGAGATGGATCTAAAGAGTTTAATCTTGATGTTGGTTTAGACATCAACGTCGGTAACTATGGCAGCGCTAGAGTTATCCAGACAGCCAAATTGCCTTCTATACCACGAGCAAGTTCTGGTAGTGATGTGACGGCTGTTATCGGACAGCCAGTGACGATTAACATCAATCGCAAAAATGAAAGATTTACTCATTCAATTTGGGTGAGGTGTGGAAGTTATGACAAGAAAATTGCTGGCGACGATATAGCAACTAGCTATGTCTGGACTCCAGAGATGGCATTATGCGAAGAATTTCCGAATGCTTCTAGCGGGTATGGTCAAGTCATCATCATCACATACGACGGAAGCAGAGAGATTGGCCGTGATGTTAAAAGGCTTAATCTTTCTATTCCAGACAGCGTTAAGCCGACTTTGACAGGTTTCACCCTCACAGACGGCAATGCAATAGCCGCCAATATCGTTTCTGGTGGCGAGCACTTTATCAAGATTTTATCTGACATCAGAGTTAATTTTGGTGCAGCGTCAGGAGCTTATGGCTCGACTATCACAGGCTATTATGCGGAGATTGTCGGCAAAAATCAATCCACGACAACCAACGGCGGCGGTCTGGGTTTGATGAACTATGACGGCCAAGTCGTCATCAGAGCAAGAGTGACAGACAGTCGAGGACGGACGAGTAATGCCATAGAGCGTACAGTGACTATTCTTGACTACTTCCCACCAATCCTAAAATTTGATGTTGCAAGAACTGGTCTGAATGGTGGAACATTGACGATTACACGGACAGCAAAAGTCGCTCCGCTAATTGTCAATGGCTCGCAGAAGAATAAGATGACTCTGACATTTAAGGTCAAACCTCTTGCGGATAAAAGCTACACATCGGACACTGGCCCTGCTGCTGGCTCTTGGACAAGCATATCAGAGCTCGTCAACAGTCCAGCAAACCTATCCGGACAGTATCCAGCCAATAAGACTTGGGAAATCGTAGGAAAGCTGGAAGACCGTTACACAAGCACCGAATTTGCAGCCATTATCACGACTGAGGGTGTAGTCATATCTTATAGCCAGTTTGGTGTGGGTATTAATAAAATCTGGGAGCGTGGGGCACTTGATGTCAAAGGCGACATCTATGCGAATGATAAGATTATCCAGATGCACGCTTTGACGCAGAAGAATGGTACTGCTATCTATGCCTACGGTAAAGACTTCGACCAGGAACGAACAACCGGTGTCTATTTTAAGAATGGTACAGAAAACAACAATCCGGCTCGTCAATATGGCTGGCTACTAGTGCTCAATAGTAACAATGAGTGCTTCCAGATGTTCTTTCCGTCCATCGCAACATCAGAGCCAGCCAAACGTGTCCTACTAGCCGGTAAATGGAGCGCATGGTCAACCAATGCAAGGAGCGACCACGCTAATTTAAAGCGCACAGAGTGGACTTCTACAGGTGCTACAGGCGTTCATTACAAGCGACAGGGCGACATCGTGACATTGAGATTAAACATCAAAGGTAAAGCCGGAGACATCTCTCTTGGGCGAATCCCCCAAGAATTAGTCCCAATCCAAGGAAATGCCGCTATGCTCAACGTGCCAGTCTTTGAAATACAGTCGGCAAGCGACCGGCATTTGCAAGTTAATGGCGACGGTGTCTTGACGCTATTGAATGGCGTTGACAAAGACATCAGGACACAAGTCACTTGGTCTATTTAATCAAAGAAAAGGAGATATATGTCTAAATTAATTTTTAACAGGAAGAGTTGGATTTACTCTTCATCCAACAACGAAGTAGAGGGTACTCATGTCATTCTAACGAATGCAGAGGGTGCTTTCTATCCGGTATTGCTTCCGAAAGAAGCTATTGACCTACCAGTCGAGGAACTTGAAAAGAAAGCCTTGGAGGTCGTTTATAAAGAAAATTTCCCAGACCGTGCTAAGAAAGAGCAGGACGAGGAAATCAAGAAGAAGTTCCAGGAAGCAGATAAGAAAGAGCAAGAAGCTACTCTGCAGCGAGCAGAGCTAAAAGAACTACTCGAACTTGTCACTTACATCGCTCTTGGCATCTCTGGTGGTCTGGACATCAACAGTTACACAGCACTAGCGCAGAAGATTGACGCGCCAGTTGCTGGCAAACGATACACAGGGCCGACATTCGTCACAATTAACTATCCTTACGATACCAATCCAAAGTGGCAGAAAGGTAATCGGACGATTGTTAAATATACTGGTATGACTGGTTACAACTACACAGGCCAGTCAGCAGAAGACATGCTGAAATCTGGTGCATGGACTATCGTGCTGCCAAACATCAGCAATTAATTAGAAAGGGGGTGATTATTATTTGAAACCAGAGTACCAATTTTTGATAACTGTAATTGGTTTTATCATAACCATTTATGGTTTTTACAATGTTCTGCGTGCGAAAAGCATTGAGCAAGCAACCAAAATCAACTCATTGGAATTGCGATTAGGCTTTTTGGAGCAGCAGACGAAAGACCACACTCGGCGCTTGGACGACCACGACAAGCAGAACCAAGCTCTTGTCGCAATGACAGAGCAAATCAAAAATTTGACAGAAGATGTCAAAGAACTCAAAATCATGATCGAAAAGAAAGGAAGTTAAATCATGAACAAATTTGCAAAGAAACTCGCTATCAAAGTAATCAAGACTATGGCTCAAGCAGCGCTTGGTGTCATTGGCTCGTCTGCTCTAATTACTGAAGTAAATTGGACTATCGTAGGCTCTACTGCGCTGCTTGCAGGGTTCATTTGTGTACTAATGAACCTTTCTGAACTGAAGGAGGAAGAATAAATGGCAGATGTTGCAAGTTGGTTTGAAGCTCGTCGCGGAGCTATTACTTATTCAATGACCGGGAGTCGAAATGGAGCTGACGGGACAGGCGACTGTTCCGGCACTATTTCACAGGCTCTCAAGGATAACGGATTTGACATTCATGGTCTGCCGTCCACCGTAACGCTGGGGGCTCAGCTTGCTCGAGTAGGATGGGCTCGTATTAGCATTAACTCTGATTGGGATGCTCAACGAAATGACATCATTCTAATGTCATGGGGAGCTGACATGTCAAGCTCAGGCGGAGCTGGCGGACATGTAGGAGCTATGTTAGATAGCGTCAACTTCATTAGCTGTGACTATTCTACTCAAGGAGCTCCTGGAGGTGCTATCAACACTTATCCGTGGGATGACTACTACAACTGGAATCGTCCTGCATACATCGAAGTTTGGCGCTATGTGGGAGGAACAAATCAGCCTGCTACTGCTAATCCTACTCCTACTCGTCAGCCTCATAGTAAAGCTTATTATGAAGCAAACGAAGTTGCTTTTGTCAACGGTATTTGGCAAATCAAATGTGACTACTTGTGTCCAGTAGGTTTTGACTGGACAGAGAACGGGATTCCGGTATCTCTTGTCAACTGGGTCGATAAGGACGGCAACAACGTTCCTGACGGAGAAGACAAGGACTTTAAAGCTGGAATGTACTTTAGCTTCCAACAAGATGAAGCGCATATCGCTGACACGGGTGATGGTGGATACTATGCAGGATATTACTTCCGCAAGTTTGAATTCGGTCAGTTCGGCACTGTCTGGCTATCAACTTGGGATAAGGACGACCTTGTCAATTACTATGAGTAATTGATTGCAATTTTTCTTATAATTAAATACAAAAAGAAAGACTTACAAGGAGTTCGCTCCTTTATAAGACACTTTTAAATAATACACTGCCTCGGCCGATTGGTCGGGGCTTTTTTATTTGCTCGAAAATTTATTTGTCATAACCGACAAAGGGCTTTAGTTACCAATTTTGTTGACATTAACAAAACTGAGCAGGTGCTTGCCGAAATGAAAAGGTTTAATGATATATAAACCCAAAATCCACCCTAAAAGAGCATTAAAAGGAGTTGTGTTTTTAAATAAATACCTTTATATAAACATTCCGGATACTCCCACCGGCTCCATTATTTTAAAGTCCTTCTAAAACGTTGAGAAATCAGCGTTTTTTGCTTTTGCTATGTCCAAGAAATCTTGATTTCTGTCTGAAAAAGTAATACAATGATGTTAGTGATGACAAAGGAAATATTGGTATTTCTAATTGGTCAATTTCATAAGTATTAAGGGAAGTTTGAT